GCAAGCTCTAGTGAGTACTCAGCTTTCAACGCACGAGACTTCGCAGTCACGGTGACTTTCTCGATTGAGAATGCCATCTGGTTGAACTGTGTACCGCCGCCATCTCCAAGAGCTTCAGCGTCCTCAGTATTCATACCACGACCAGTTACATATGCCTTTTGCTTGGCAGATGATTCTGGGTTAAGTAGACCAGGGTTACCTGTGTTAGTTGCGTTAACACCATCCTGAGATGTTGTACCAAAACCAACAGCAGCACCTGTGTCTGCACCTTCATTCTGGGTATATCCGTAACTTGAAGCAGCAAAGGTTGAGTTTTGTGCTGAGAATGCGGAATCTGCTTCGTTGAACAGTGCTTCTGTTCCGTCATTTCTTGTGTAGCGTGAACGCATCGCAAAGATGAGTCCAGTAGGTCCGTTCATTGGTTGAACACCTGCTAGGTCATAAGCGACCAAGTTAGGCATTGCACGACGAATAAGACTTATAAGTACTGGATCAAAACCTGCTGTAGGTCCTGTCGCAGCTGCATCAGATGAGAAACCAGCTGTCTGACCATTTGAGGCAGTACTGTTTGTTGGTTGCTCAGTAAGGAATTCTCTCTCCTCTCTAAGTGCGTTTTCTTGGTTCTCCAGGAGAACTGCAGTCACCATTCTCTTATGAGAATCTGTAATTTTATCCTGACCATCATGGTCTAGAATAGGTGCCCACTTCTCCTGCAGTTGTTCAGCATTGAACATTTGCATTTGATTTCCTCTTTTTATTAAAAGTTTAGTTTGAACTTATGATTAAAATTAATCACTATTTAGCAACTCTGTTCATTGTCTGAAGATATCTCTCCATTGACGATGAAACTTGTTTTGTCTGATATACAGACTCACCACTTTCTTCAGTCAAATTCTCAGATTTGCTTGTTGGAGTGCCAGTATGACTTGGGAAATAAGATTCCTTCAATGTCTCTAGCTTCTCACGATAGCCTCTTTCACTTTCAAACTCAACATTTTCAATAAGAGAGGCGAGTTTGTCCTTCTGAGTTTGTGCAAGACCTTCGGTAACGTCTGCAAAAATTACATCAGCACTTGACTCGGCTAACCTCCTATTAAGAGCAATATTCTTCTCGATTTGCTCATTGAGTTTAGACTCCATATCATCTAGTTTATCTACCATACTTTCGATTACATCGTATCTATCTTCAGGGATTGTTACATAATGATCTTCAAAAAGCTTTTTCATTCCTTCAAGGAATGAGTCAGTCATTTCAGTCTTAAGACCGTGCTCAACTGCAAGTTGATTTTCACCAACCCACTCGTCAGCAACGTACTCAAGGTAAGAATCTAACCTATCAGTTAGTTCTTCCTTAATGACCTTAACTTCCTCTATGAGATTTTCTTCGTACTGTACTTTAACAGACTCTTTGATATCTGCAATCTTAGATTTGATAGCAGCTTCAAAGATAGTACGTGCTTTCTCTTGGAATTCTTCTGAAAGTTCCTCACCTTCTAGAAGTGCTTGAACGTCTGCTTCAACGTCAACATCTTCTTCAGTGATAACTTCTTCTTCTGTAGTTTCCTCTTCGGCAACTACTTCATCCGTTGTAGTTTCTTCTTCAGAAACAAGATTCTCATCTGTGGAAACTTCGTTTTCTGCTACAACTTCTCCTTCAGTTTCCGCTTCCTCTTTCGGAGTCGAAACTGCAGTTGCACTCTTTCCAGCAGCCTCAGCAGGTTTTGCTCCTTTGTTAACTACATCCTTAACTTGCTTAAGACTACCACCTGGTGTCTTTAATTTAGCAGAGTCATTTGTAGGACTGTAATTTTCTGGAGTAGGTCCACCAAGATCTTCTACATTAGGTGGAATGCCACCTGTAGATAGTTTCTGCATTGGCTCGCCAGGTTTAGCACCTCTGGTAACTACGTTGTTTTCTTCGATGTTTTCCATGTCTTGTAATTTGCTTCCAACGGACATTTTTTGTTTAGATAATTACTTAATCTGTATTTATTTATAGAGTTTACAGATTTGAAAGAAAATCGTTGAATAAATTCAACTTATGCTCTTCCAGTCTTCTCTGATCAACTAAAGTGTTGATTGACCTTTTTGTTTTTTCAACAAGTTCTTCACGAAGTGAACCACCTTCCCAAACCCATTCCTTTCCTTCCATGATTCCAGATACAAAAGCATCAGGAGCAGAAGGATCAGCAACGATATCAGCAGCAGTTGCTAACATGAAGTCTTCACCTACAACTTTGCATCCTCTATGATCTTCTTTAAGTGATCCAACACCACGAGAAGAAACTCCAAGAGTTACACCTTCTGAAATAAGAGATTTTGCAATCTTACCCATAGGTGTTTCAAGTAGTTGTGCCTTACCAATAAAATTATTTCCTTCTTGGCGAAGTTGTGTAATTTTATGTGATACACGATCAAGATTTACTGTAGGACCTTCAGGATGACCTAATTCACCAAGTGCACGTCCCTTTTTAACAAAGGACTCATTGTATCTACCAACTTCTTTTGAAAGGGTATTTACTGGATACAATCTTCCATTACGATTTTTGATGTCACCTTGCAGGAAAACACCTTCAATATACATTTTCTTTTTAGCACCTTTACCTTCAGTGATAAATTTGACGCTAGATATTTCTTCCGTAATGAGTTTCATTTTCTTAATTCGTAAATCCTACTTTTGTGCCTTTAACATTAGCACTACTTGCGAGTAATAAATCCGCAGGTTTTTTCTCAATATTAACCGATGTTCCAGCTGGGATACTTATAGAACCAATACCTGTTCTAGTATCTGCTTCCAAAAGAGTAACTGTTCTTACGGTAGTAGCTTCAGTATTAGTTGCACGTACCAAAGTAGCTTCTGAAAAACTACTTGCGGTTCCAACTGTTATTGGAAATGCTGCTTCGGGGCCTAATATTAATGTGTTGGACATTTAATCTTCCTCTGACGTTTCTGGTTCTATTTGAGTTTCAGGTTCTACTGCATCCTCAATTTCTGGTTCATTAAACATAGTGTTAGAAACACCTGTACGCAGATTTTCTATCTTATCAGCTGCTTTATTGAATAAAGTATCCTTTATTTCTTGGCTAATATCAGACGCTGAGGAATCTTGTGCAATCAAATCTATAATATTGGGCATGAAAATTCATATAGTAATATATTTTATTTATATCTCGGCCGCTTTCGTATCTTTTGCCAACTGTGCATCAGTAACTGCACCTGCTTTTTCTAAGTCATCTTCTTTAGGAACATCTCCCATCATACCCATATCAAGTGGTTCTCCTGTAATTGGATCAATAGATGCTGGATCTGGAATAGTTCCATCTGCAATTTCTTTATCAATTTGCTTATCCATATCTTCAATTTCTTGACTACTTTGTCTAAGAACTTTGGTTCTTACCCATTCATTAGAATAATATTTACCAATATATGGTTCAATAGTTGCAAGAGACGCTAATCTTTCATTTAGCAATTCAGATTCTTTTAACTCTGCAAACTGATTATCATACACATAATCATACTGAATATGATCATTAAGTTGATCCCAGTCTTCTGGAGTAATAACATTTTTAAGAATCAACTGAGTTCTCAACATGTTATTAAACAAATTAGAGAAACGCTTTCTTAAACGTCCTACAAATTTAGCAAACTTAAGTTCATCTCTTAAGATTTCTGATGACCTTCCTAGATTAAATCCACCATCTGCAGCAATTCTAGATTCAGGAACACTAAGTGCTCTATAAAGTTTCTTCTGGAAGTACTCAATATCAGCAAGTTCTCCAAGGTTTTGTCCACCTGGAAGTGTTGTGATTTCAGTTCCTCTACCACCTTCTCTTCTAGGTAACCAGAAATCTTCCATCATAGACATGAACTTTCTGTCATCTCTAACTTCACCAGTGTTAGCATCATATACTAACTTGTTACGATAACGCATCATAACATCACGAAGATATTGTTCTGCTTTTACCTTTGGAAGATTACCAACATCAATGTAGAATATTCTTCTTTCTGGTGCTCTTGATAATCTATAAATTACAAGACTATCCTCAATCATTCTTAATTGATTAAGTGCCTTGATTGCTTTATGGAGATATGATAAACAAGTTCCCTTATTTCTATCAAATAAACCAGAGGTTACATGGGTAACTGAATCTTTTGCAATTTTAATTGAAGATTTAGAATTTGATGATCCACCACCCATCATCCCTGTTGGATAATTTGGTTTAGGTGTATAGATATAATATTCCTCAATTTCTGGATAGATATCTTTCTGATTTCCTTTAAATACATTCTGAAGATCTACACCACCTGTTTTTTTATTTTTATTTTTTTCTTGACGAACAAATTTCATTTTCATAGGATCAATATATCTCAATTCTTGAATCCCATCTTCAGGTTTTTTAACATCAATAACCTTTAAATAAAATAATCTACCATCAACATACCAATTTCTAAACATTTCATGAGACTTTTTATCAAAGTCCAACATTTCTTTAATATGTTTAAATTCACTTCTAATAGAATCTTTTACTTTATCGCTTGCATTTAAATTAGATAATTCTATTTCTACTGGAGAATCATATAAATCACTAACAATTGCTTCATTAACAACATCTTCAACAGCAGCATCTGCTTCTGGATGCAATGCCATTTCTCTATATCGTCGAATTAGATCATATTCTGTTTTATAAACACCTTCAATATCTACATATTGTCCATAAAATCCTGATTGAATATAATAATCAACCCCGTCCTCATTTGATTGAGGAACGGGGGATACCACAGAGGGAGCCTTATTTTGGCTATCGTCAATAGAGAATCCAAAAAGTTTTGCCATTGTATAATTTTTGCCTACTTTTCTATTATAGCACTATTTAGCTAATATTTTCACCACCAGCATTTGCACTAACACCTTTAAGTGCTTCCCACCATTGAACCTGCATCTCTACAGTAAATTCTTCAACAGCATCAGTAGTCTCATATGAAAGATCTAACTGACTAATATTAGTTGGGAATACATCATGGAACTTATAAGTTCTAAGTGTTGATCCATCACGATCTAATTGATGAACAAATGCATCAGGTTGATATCCAGCAGGATTTGTTTCTCCTGTTGCATCAGACATTTTATTGATAAGATTCATCCATTTCTCAAACGCAGAACGAATTGAGAAATCAACATCATTTAAGACTGTAATAGTCCATGTATCAAATGTCCTATCACCTGCTATCTTAAGAATCCTACCTCTGAAATTAATTTCAATAGGTGAAATATTAGAAGCAGGTAAAGCAGCTGCTTTTACTAAAAATCGTGATTTTTCTTTAGTATCATTATCAATTGATATTTGATCGGGAAAAGCAAGTTCTACTTCAAATAGATTCGGCCTAGCACCACCACCAGCCAACTTACTTTTAAACCCAGTTATTGTTCTTAATGGTGGCTTATTAAATTGGGTTGCCATAGTTCTTTATACCTTGTGATTGACTTAAACAGTACCGATTACTTCCTCAAAGCTGATACCAGTTCTGGTAGCAACAAAAGTAAGACCGATGAAGTTGATTGACCTTGCGGGCTTAATGAAGATATCTGCTATAAATTCATTATTATCTATAACAGCACCAGTGTTATTTGTTTCATCACAAACAACTCTGAAGTCATAAATTCCCCTCTTTGATTGAACATCTCTTAAGAATGGTTCAACAATATTTACAAAGTTAGTCCTTGTAATTTCATCATTGAATTCAAAGAGTTGATCTCTTGCAGCAGCAGAAATTGCATCTTCAAGATAGATGAATAATCTACGAACATTAATACGATCAAAAGCAGATGCTTTACCATATCCAGTCTTATCACCAAATAGGATAATTCCTGCTCCTGGTGAGAAGATTATTGGATTAATTCTATTAGAATATAATTTATCTCTTTGTAATTGAGATGGATTATATGCAAGTTTAACAGCATTTAATACTGTACCTCTTGCAGTACCTGCTGGTGAGAACCAAGGGAATTGGTTAATATCATTTCTAGCACACATACCAGCAATATCACCATTCATAGGTACATACCTAAATGAATCAACAAATCTATCATACATGTACTTATATCCACTATCAAATACACCATATGTGGTGGATGTAACTGGTGAATAGAAACTTATTACATTATCTGTTATATCTGCAGAAGAACTAACTGTTCCAGATCCAACTTCAGTATCATTTATAAATGAACCTCTATTTGGAGAAACAAATGCAACTGCATCTTTTCTAATTTCTGCAACAGAAATTATCTTATTTGCAAGTGCCTGACACTTTTCTTTAGTATGGTATGCTGCACCCATGAGTAAGAAATCAATATCATACTCTTCACTATTCTCAAATAAACCATAACCTTCAACTATACCATCTAATCCTGATGCTAATGCACCAGTAGTACCAATACCAGTAGAACCATCATAGTTCTTACCACCTGTTAATGTAAGTGTTGTATTACCTACAGCACCAAATTTAATATTTTGTGCATTTTGATCCCATCCATTATCTGCTTCAAAATCAAAGTCATCATTTCCTGATTGGAATGATGTTGTTGTAATACCAGCAGGAGCATTTCCTCCAAATATTGTAGAAGAACTATTTTCTAAGAACTTTCTCCAATAAGAAGGCGAACCTGCAGAAAATTCTGCATCCTTTGCTTTAGATAAATTTAAATTCTTTTCAAGAACTGTACCTGCATTACCAGTAAGTGTTCCCTTGTCATCAAAAACAACAACATGAACTTCATCAAACCTTGAACTTCTTGATGCAGCATATGCTGAAGTAGAAGGACGATCTGCTATATTATTCCATAGAATAGTAGAATTTGTTAATTCGATCTTTTGTTGATCAAACCAATCTACTTCTGCACTTACATTACATCCATAAGTAGAATTTGCTGCTCCTACTAAATGAACACCAATTGGTTTATCTTTAACAAATGACCAAAGACCATTTGGTTGATAATCAACATTTGCTGCAGTTGATCCTATTCCAGTAGCAGTAGAAAATCCAGTTATATGTTCTGTTAATTTAACATCTATTTGATTATTAGTAGTATCAACATTAGTGATAATACCCTTAAGCATTCCATCAAGTTCTACTGTAGTACCTGCACCAGTGGGTTGAACTTTACCCAAAGCAGTTTGAGTTACACCAAAACCAACTTTTAAGTTTGCAATTTGATTACTGTCAATAGTTAAAGTTTGATCTGCTCTTGCATCAATCATGGCAACTTTTAAACCATCTGCCCATGATCCAGGGTTTCTTGCCGCAACAACTATATCTGTAATTGTATTGGTATCATATCCCTTATTAATATAATCATCTAAACTATCAATCTGAACTTCTGTTGCTCCACCAACATTAACTTTAGCATTCTTAAGATTGGTATCAGTTGCTCTTACAACACTTAATACACCACCATATGCTAAGTATGATGATGCTACTAACCAATGTTCAAAATGGTTATCTATTGGTTGTGGTTCTCCAAATGTATCAATTAATTGTTGCTCATTTTCGATCAGTGTCGGCAAATTAGTAGGACCCTTAGTAAAAGGTGCAACAATCGCAGCAGTCTTATCAGTCGCTGTATCTACTCTACCAATCGTTAGATCAACCTCTCTAACTACAATTCCAGGAGATGCTAAATTTAGTGGCATCTTATTACTCTCCGAGTCTCAGATTATTCTGAAATTATTTATTAAAATGCCCTTTTTCAACGGGGAAACAATGCATGAACATTACCAATCAGGGTATTGCCAATCAACAAAAGGTGCTATTTTCTTTCTATTCTCTACTATTCTTTTAATTGTACATACCTTACATTCATATGAATATGAAGATGCTGTAGCACTATTTTTACGTGTTCTATAAAAACAATCTACTAGATTCTTTTCTTCTCCACAGACTCGACACTTTCTATCATTGAGCAATAAATGCCCAAGTTTCAACTGATCATCAAATTCCATTACAATACTTGTATTACCCCATAACACTCAGGTATCTCACTCATAACTTTCTTTTCTATACCCTGTTTCAAAGTAATAGCACTCATTGCACAAGTAGAACATGCACCACCCAATCTTACTTTAACGTAATTAGTTTCATGTTCTATTTCTACAAACTCTAACCACCCACCATCTGCTTCAATATATGGTAGT